CGCATCAGGCGATAAGAAGGTTAGTGAATTGTTACAGCGAGGGAGCATTAAGAAAGCATATGAAGAGGCCGAAAAATGCATTCCGCTTTGCGCCAACTGCCATCGCATCTATCATTGGACTGAAAGAGAGGGAGAAAAAGATGAGTGACATACCAGAGTATTTTACAATCGCAGCCAAGATTGTTGAACGAGCAGAGCGCGGCTTGCCGCAAGATCGTTGGATGAGAGGCGACAAAGAGCAAGAGGCACTTGTTCGTGCCTACATTGCATTATTAAACATCTGCTCAAATATGCATGCCGACATGATCCAACGCGGATCAGACGCAATGGATATTGATTAAGACAGCCAGCCGTAAATCTTTTGCGTCTGCTCAATCCGATCATACAGACCGTGATTGCCGCCATTGATCCTCTTGGTCAAATCCTCAATCACTCCAACATCTGTGCCTTTGTCGGCAATGTCCCACAGCTTGTTTTTGTCAAAGAACCAGATCGCGCTTTCAAATGCGTATTCATTCTCAACCAGTGATGGGTCTTGCAGCACTTCTGGAAGGCGCATGTCTGTGGCAAACGATTTATAGTTGCTATGCCCGGTGAGCTGGACAAATCCTCTGCCCAAAAATTTTGCCGCTTCTTGTTCTGTGGCATTGCCCATGCGCCCAGCATAGACCTTGCCTGCCAGCTTCGCGGTATTCTTGATATACGGCACAGCATCCTCAACTGTCGGGAAGCGCGACGGCCAGACCGCTTGAATACGCTCAGGAGTACTATAATAAAGACTTTCTTTAGTACGCTTAAACCCCGCACTTTCGTGCGAACACTGCCCCAGAATGTGGGCAGCTCGTAGTGGGGTAAAGTCATAGTGCTTCATAATCGCTTTGGCAGTGTTGGGGCCGAATGCGCCGTCTGGCGTTGCTCCGCACTTTGCTTGCAGCGTTTTCATTGCTTCGCTCATTTTTTCCCTCCGAAAAACTTAGTTGCTGATCGTACACCAAACGAGGCAGCTACGATCACGCCCAACGTGTACTGATACCACTCAGGCATACTTTCTAGCGCGGCAAAGCCATCTGAGACTGTCTGACGGCCCCACTCGCCTGTAAAACACAGCACAAGCGGCACAGAGAACAGTATAGTCAGCCATTCGTCTTTCCATGACGACTGACTGCCCTGCGCCATAATCTTTTCCCATTCGGCCTCTGACGTAGCTGCCGACTTCATTATTGTCGCCTTGGCTTCTGCCTCAACGAGCTTCAGATTAGCAGCCGCAGCTTGCGCATCTGCTTTGCCCTTTAGCCAACCGCCTGCCAGCTCTGTCAGTGGGCCTATGAGAGCCTGTATCATTTTGCGGCCTCCTTATTCATCCAGATACCAAAGCAGCCTGTGAGAGCGCCCATACAGACGCTAACAAGCCCCGCTTGGCCATTCGTAGGGTCAGGCAAGGACATGTACCAGTGGACGCTTTGGTAGGTTAAGATCGTCACGACTAACATCATCAGTCGTGGGAATATTTTATAATCATCAATTATTGTTGCTGGCATAGTGTTCTGCAATCCTCTTATTGCTGGTGATTATGACGACCTTTCCATCTCTGTCATACACCACGTACTTGTTTACCACTTCCCCATGTATACACCTAAATAGTAAATTGCCAAAATTACGCCACCAAAGGCGACTAGCCCAGCAACAGCATAACCGATAATTTCCATCTTTTTCTGATGAGCCTCATGCGCAGCCCTCTTTGCAGCTTGCCTTTGCTTGCGAGCTTCTAGCTGCCACTGCTGCCAGCGTTGCCATGTGCCTGGCTCGCAGTATAGTCTTACATAGCTTTCGAGTTCAGCGCGTTTCTGGCGTATTTGTTCTAATGCTTGGAACTCTTCCCAATCGCCCTCTGCGCCACCAGCGATTGCAGTAAGTGGACTGTTCTTCTTTTTCTGTACGGCTTCTTTTACATCTTCTTCCGCAGAAAGAAACTTACCCACTGCGCCGATAAGGCCCGCAGTCTCTTTACCATTACCAAGAGCAGTTTTGATAACCGAATAAGCGGCGTTCGCAGCGGCAATGCTCTCAAGTATAGCCATGTCATTTCACAAGAGCATCATTCAGCAGAATAATCTCCAGCCTTTGCACTGATAATTGTAATTCGTTAGTGGTCTTAATGTTCCACCCTATTAGGCCCATGACCGCTGCAAAAAGCACTGATATGATTGCTTTTTGATCCATCTGTTTGCGTATTTATTTGCGCAAAGCCTGCTCGATATTGTCGAGCTTGGTGAATATTGCGGCGATAGTTGTTTTCATCTCTTTCATCTCACGATCATGTGAGGTCTTAGTGGCCTCTTGAAGTGACTTGAGAACTGCTATGTCAGTGTGATGATTGTTCTGCTTGTTGAACATATAAACAACAACTCCAGCAATCGGCAAAACGATCCATTGCATCACAGCATTTATCATCTCAAAGTTCACTTCCATCAGTAGCTACCTTCCCACACGCGCAGGCTTTTGAACTCGTTACTCATTAACTTCCTTTTTATCACATCTTTCACTGCTTGTGTATCTGTCCATGCTACTCCAGCCTCTTTTAGCCAAATATTTAGCATAGCCATGTCCACGTTGCCGACATGCTTGTAATCGGAAGCAAACGAGTTCTCTGTGCGTTGCCGAGCATACTCGGCGTCTTTTAGAGCTACTGTTGCGTCATGCGTCTTCTTAACAATGATTTGATCGCCATCAACGTATATTTTTTCTTTGATTTTAGTTGAGGTGTTTGCCATCTTCCCATGCCTCATTGATATCTGGTGTGGATGGATCATCAGCCTTTAGCGTACCGTCTGCCTTACGCGCACGCTTGCGCTTCGCTGGTGCTTTCTTTGCTACAGGCTTTTTAGGCGTAGGCTTTTCAGTCGGTAATTCTGGCAAAATTTCAAGTGCATTTGGCTTAGTTGTTAAAATGCGTTTTATTTCTGCTTCTGGCAGATCAACAATATCACCGTTTTTAACACGACCCGCACATGTGGACATGCTGCGGTACTTAACTAAAACTCTCATTGCAATCTCCTTTAAAAAGAGGGGCCGCTAAGCCCCTCTAATAACGTTATGACGTTATGATGTTGTGTTGTCGAACACGCCGCCGTTTGCAGCTTCGTTCTTCGCGCACAATGTAAGTTCAGTTACAACCTGACGCTTTGTTGCATCGCCAGTTTTCGCCAACTCGATGTTTTTAGTTGGGCGAAGTGTTGCAACTTCCCACATGTCGTCTTGCATGATGAAGACGTCACGAGAACGGTTCTCACGAGAAGGCATGAACTCAATAGTTCCCCAAGGAGTTACATACACTGCAAGTGACTTAACAACACGCTCGTCGCCAGCTTGTACTGATGAACGCTGGTTGTTGTTACCTGTGAAACCTAGAGCAACGTTCATTTGGAACGCTGATAGATATACAGTGTCAGGGTTGCCACCGTTTTCCCAGATAGACTGCATAACACCATCAAAGCGTGCTTGTGAGAACGCGATCAATGTTGTTGTTTCGTCTGTACGAGCGTCTGTGCCGTCACCAGTTGGGTCTGCACCTTCGTTAGCACCAAAGTCTGTGTTTGATGTCAACCATGCAGGCGCACCAGCAAGCTCACGCGCAACAGTTGCAGAACCCGCAACTTTTGCGTTGTTGTCGAAAAGAGCTTTCTCGATGTCCAACTTTTGCTCTTTGGCGATCTTCAGTGTCTGATACGCAATTTCTTGCGCACGACCCGCTTTGTCCAAACCTTCATCTGTATCTGGAACAGTTACAGCGTTTTTGAAGATTTGTGTGCGGTTGTTCAGACGAGATGTAGCTGTTGCCGCATCTGCAACTGTATCGTCACCTTCGATATGCGCATTGGCCGCAGAACTGCGTAACGCATCAGTTTGCCATTCAACCAAAGTGTTTGACGCAGATGTTTTGCGACACTTAGTGTAGAACGGTGTTTCTTCTGGTGAGATGTTGGTGATGATATCACTCAAATCCTCACGGATGCCGACAGCATCGTAGCTGTCAAATGTGTTGGTTGGTTGTGCCATGGTTTCTTACTCCAGTTTAAGGCTTCATCATTAGACTGAGGGCGTCCTCAATCCGACCAGATTTACGCAGCTTAGCTTGCTGCTTCTTGCGAGCCGCAGCTTCACCATCTCCTGCACGACGCTTAGCGCCAGCCTTCACAACAGTCTTAGGGGCTTCGCCCTTGGTTGCTTGCAACTTCTTGTCCTGCAAACGACGCCATTTCATTGCATCGTTCAATGCACGCACATAACGCGCATCAGTCACACCTTGAATTTCTTGTTCAGTAAATCCGTAATGTGACCCAGTTTTTATCAAGTCAGCCTTGAGCTTGTCGCCCTTTTCAGGATCGGCAATCTCAGGGATGTGCTGCTGCAAAAGTTTAGCTTGCTCTTGCAGGTAGGTTTCCCGCTGCTGTTGAGCTGCTGCATTTTGCTGCTGCTGTAGTTGCTTTATTTGTGCAACACGTTGGTTATACTGCCCTACTTGCTCATCATAGTTCATTTTAGCTTCCATATAACCAATGGGGTCACTATCGAACATTTCCTTAGATGGAGGTTTTGGTGGCGTCATACCAATTTGTTGTGTCGTCTGTTGCAGCTGCAGGAATTGCTGTCGCTGCTCAGCTAATTGTTGCGCTTGTGCCTTGTTTTGCTTTTCAAGTTGCGCAACTTCTTGCATGCGTTGATTGATGTAACCCTGACCCGCAGCCGACTGTTTCAACTGATCCAGTGTCCACATTTCTTCTTTGCCGTTTACTTTAACGGGGATGAAATTGGTTTCCTCAGTCGCTTCAATCTCTGGAGTGGTATCTAATTCAACGTCATCTAAATCAACATCGTCATCATCGCTCTCAAACTCTTGAGTTGGCTCTTCTGCTTCAGTTGGTTCATCAATAACCTCAACCTCTTCTGCTTCGGCTGCCTGCTCAACAGGTGCCTCGGCTTCTGGGGCTTCAGTCGGTTCAGTAATTAGGCTTACTGCTTCCTCAATAGTAGTCGCATTTTCCACGGTGCTACTTCCTTATTTTTTACGATCTAAAAGTGTCTCTGCCGCAATCGCGGCGTCAAGGTTCACTTCGATCAAGTTAAGCGCACGAATGATTGCGTGCGCCTCTTCACGCCGCTCAACTTCGTGAGCTGCGCTGTTTGCAAAAACCATCATCTGGCTTTCACGAACCTCTTGAACGAACTGCCCGAAAGCAGTGTCGTTCTTTAATCTTTTGGCCTCATCAGCCTTTATGCGTATGTCTGTACTCACGCTCACCGACCTCTAGCAATGTTTGCAACTTGGCGCACTTTGTCTTGCTCGGCTTTGATCCGCGCAACATCTACGTTTGTGCCATACTGACCATAAATTTTAGCCGCATCAACCAAAAGGTCTTGGGCCATTTGGTCACGCTTGCGGTCATCTTCTGCCGCAGCTTTCTGAGCATCCAACTGCATTTTCATTGCATCAGACTGCATCTTAGCTTGCGCCTTGATTTGCTCAGCCTGCAAGAATGCTGCATTCGGATCGGGCTGACCCTGCGCCATCTGCGCCTGCTGTTGCTGCTGCAACATCAACATCTGCTGTTCAATCTCAGGTGTGATCGGTGCAAAGTAGCGTTCTGCATTACGAACACCTGACGCGGCTAGAACGTCTGCCAGAGTGTTACGAATGTTTGTCAGCGAAACCAACCCATTCATTGGGCCGTAGTTCTGATATACTTGTTGCTGGATTTGCAAGACGCCTTGCAGCGCGGCAGCTTTTTCTTGTTCTCTGCCAGTGCCTAAGCCAACATTCACCTGCACATCCATGTCTGCGTTCCAGACACGCGGATCAACAGGCACGAACTGTCCATTCATGCGCATCAGTTGTTCTTCGTCTGTGTGCTTAACATGCAGACGCAGTAGTAGGCCGAACATACGACGCATGCCCTCTGACAGATTGCGAACCATAACCTCAACCTGCGCAGCCGCTGCATCAACTGTTGCCTGAACTCCTGCCGCAGTGGTTGACTGCATGGCATCTGGATTTAGTGCGACATTCTGTGTCACTCCAGTTTTCTGCTCAACCAGCGCATCCATGTACTGCAATGCGCTCAGCGTCTGCCCTGCTGTGAATGGCACTGCTAGGTCTTGAACTGCCCCAGCCTGACGCATACGCACAACGGCTCCAATTTCGTTGTTAAGTACATCGTCAATATTGACAGCGCCGTCGACGATCCCAATGCGTGGGTTGTTTGTCATGGCGACGTTATCAAGCACGCCACGAATGATTGATGTAGCTGCGTCTTGATCGTCCATAATCAGCTCAGCAAGTGAGCGGCCATACATTGTGTGCGGCTCTGGATCGACCTCAAACACAGCAAACGGCACTTCGTCTACTCGATCAAAGTCCAGCAGCTTGTAGTTTGACCCACCGCAGATAAAGCGGTGTAGAACTGGAACGCCTGTGCCTTCTACGTCCAAACGCATATAGGCTTCAGTAATGGCTACGTTGCGCATTGCTGGATCGCCTGACTGATCCTCGTAGTCGTCTTGTGAGTAGCCACGACGCTCAATGTCTTCTGCTTCAGATATGTCTGACGCGCCGTACAGGCTGTCTAGATCATAGACTTCCTCAAATGGGTAGCCCATCTCTACAAGCTCACCTACACGAACCTCAGAGCGGTGACAGACAACGTAAGCATCTTCTAGCGTCCGAGCCTGCGAGTTTACGAAAAACTCCTCTGGCGGTACGCTCTCAATGCGCAGCTTGCCCTCTGGAATGGATCGGCTGACTTTTAGCGAGTAGCTTGGCAGCTCAACTTCCATGCCCATCTGATCCATCTCAACTGTCATGGTCATTGTTTCTTCAATGACTGAGATGCCCATGTCAGACAGGATGTAATCACGCTCTTCTTGCGTTAGGTCTGTGTAGCTGTAAGTTTCTGTGCGGTATCGAGTGTCCCAATAGACTTTCACGATCCCTTGCTTTTTAACCAGAGCGTCATGGAATGCATCGTTTAGAACGCGAAAGCCGTCATTCTGATTGAACACATAGTGCATATAGTCTGTCGCCTGCTCGGCAAAAGCCACATCCTCTGGGCCTTTGGGGATGAACTCAACAGGCCGAGCAGTTGACATGAATACGCGCATTAAGCTGGGTTTGACTGCGCGTACTGTATCGCGAACCTTTGTTGCTACGACGCTAGACCGTCCGTCTTCGTAGCCAATATCAACCTGACCGTCAAAGTAGCGCTGGGCTTTGATGCGGTCATGTGTGATCTCGCTTTCCACAAAATCAACAGCCTGCGCAATCGCGTCCTGAACGATCCCTTCAACTTCTGTGAAACTTTTTGCTTTAGGTTCCATTCTATTCTCCGCGAGTTGCGCCGTATGTCATTACGCCTGCTGTTGTAAGCGCATCCACGATCTGCTGCGCTCTTGTCGGGTCTTGTAGTCGCTTGGCTTCATTTAACAATATCGGCACAATTTTGTCACGCTCTGCGCCTTGCATTGTAAGCAATTCGCCAATCTCTCTGTTAAGGTTTGAGCGACGAGAGCCATATAGCACTTCGTTAATCATGCGATTGACAGGCTCATTAACGACACCCTGATAAACTCTGCGCAGTGGGGATGGTGCTTGCATGCTGTCAGGTTCACGAAGGTCTGCAAGGTCTTTGGCAGCTTCACTTCTGAATGTTGTTTGTGATCCTTCTAGGACATCACTGCGAGTTTTGCTAAACTCTTTTTCAGAGAAAAGACGCTGAATAACTGCGTCAGCGTCAGGCTTGCCTAGCAGCAGCTCCAGTTTCTCGCGGTTCCATGCCTTATCAAACTGCTGCCAAGCTGACGCAGCGTCACTGCGGGATGTACCCATCAGAGCTGCCAGATACTCACGAGCGCCCTTCTTGTAAGCGTCAACCTCAACTGGCTTCATTTTCTTTAGCATGTCTGACAAGTCTTGTGGCGACATTGCAGACGTTGCCCCACCAGAGAAAGTGTTTCGACCTTCGTCCAATGCACGCTGAATTGATGAGCTTTCTGCGTAGCCTGCACGAGCTTTTGAGTAGTTAGGTATTGTGTCCAGACGACGATCCATGTCATCTATCAGTGGCATTAGTTGGCGCACTTTGTTAGACTGCCCAGCTATTTTTGCAGATGTAATTGCATCCGACAACGCGCTTCGAGCGTTATGCAACTTCGTTGCTGAAATTTCGCCTTCTTGGCCTAAGTTGCGCAAAACTGTGTTTAGTGAACTTTTGACGTTGCTAGCTGCTTCGTCTGCCAGCATCACGATACCAGACCGCAACGCAGATACATCAAACTTTTGATCTGATGATAACGCTGCGTCATACATTGGGCCAAGCTCCGAAGACTTCCGCGCTGCCTCTGCCTGCCGCGCTGCATAGGCTGCATCTGCTGGCCCCATTGCCTCAGTAACTGTCTCAGCTACACGCTCACCTGCGCCACCTGCTCGTGCTTCAATCTCTTGACGCAGAACATCTGCGCCCTCACCTTCCATAGTCGCTAAACCCTGCGCTCGGCTGCGAGGGGAGCCTGGAATGTCGGCAATCATGCCTTCTGGGCCTAAAGACTGAAGATACTGCTGAATGTCTTGGCCAGCAACCTGTGGGCGCTGAACAGCGCGACCCATGCGACGTAAAGCTGCCCCGCTAACGCCCTGCTGACCGCCGCGAATAATGTCTTGCACACCACGAGTTACACCGCCTGCAATTTGACCTGCAACTGGGGCAACTGCACCTGCCAAGCCGCCAATAATTGGTGCAGATGGGGGAACATTTGTAACACGAGGGACAAACCCGCCTTCGCCCCTTCCAAATTCAGGTAAAGATGCAACTGCTGCGCCTGTGCCTGCGCTAGTTGCCATTCTGCCAACTGTTCCCATTCCTTGGGTGAGTTTGGCCACACCGCCAGCAGGCAAGACTGCGCCTGCTACGCCGCCAGACAGTTCACCTTTTGCGTACTGCTCAGGCGCTGCAACTTGCAAAGCCTCGTCAATACGACGCTGTAAGTCCCGATATTCCGCGTATTTTGCACGCGCTGCCTCAACATCTCCTGACCGCAGAAGCTCGTTTGCAGCATTGTACGCGCCACGAGCTTCGTCATATAGGTTCATAGTCACACCAGAACGAAACCCGCCATATGTAGCGGCAGTTTCTAATCTTGCTTGCTCGGCTGTCTTTCGGCTTGCTCTGGCGCGATTTAGGGCTTTCTGTTCTGCATCAGAAATGGTGCCGTTGCGCTCTAACTCTTCAAGAACCTTGATGGCTTCTAAAACTCGTGACGCCTCTGCGTATGTTGTCTCATTTGCCATCAGTCAATTACTCCCTCTTGCTTCAGAATGTCCATTGCGCCTCCACGATCAAGTGGAGCTGTTTCTGTTGGAGCTGAGTTAAAGAAAGTTCTCACATTAGCAAAAGGATTTGGCAGAGCAGACATTTGACTGTAGGCTTCTGATGGAGTTATTGTTTGGTCAAGCGCTTTCTGGGCAATCTCACCAACTTTTCGGTCATGCTCAAGAAGCGCAATCATACTTTCAATAATCAATTTGTTGCCGCCAGAGCGCGCGGCAATACTTGGCAGTGATGCCTTATAAAGAGCCAAGTCTGCGTCAGAGATTGTGCCTGAACCTGGAGGTCTTTGCGCTGGAACAAGCTGACTAATAATCGCTTCAGCCGCTGCCGCAGCGTCTCCTCTGAAGTCGCCCAAGCCAAGTGCATTGGCTCGTGATGCCAGTCCAGCCATAATCCCAGTATCTGTCTGGTCAAGCAAGCTGCCAAGGCGCTCAACTTGTGCCATGTTCCGCTCTGCCGCACGTCCAACATTCCGTATTTCACGCAAGTCCTTAACATCGCCCTTTTGTGCCTCTTCTGCAAATGGCGTCAACTCAGGTTGCATGCCGCCTACGGCGTCAATATCAACAATTTGCCCACCTTTACGCTTAACAGTGTATGGCGCATTTGGATTAAGTTTGACGCCTGGAACTAATTTCATAACTTCAGCGCCAGTCATAATCATACTTGTATCGCCAACTTGAGAGCCTTTGCTTCTTTGCGCCAAAACAGCGCTCATTACATTCGCAGCAGACTTAGGATTGGCTTCTACTGCCGCAGCAATCTCTGGATAGCCATTCTTTTTTAGCCACTCAATCGTCTTGTTGGTGCGAGCTGATTGAACGCGCTGTGCGCCACGCTGCTGGATCGCTTCACCTGCACGCATTTCTGGCATAATAAGTGGATCAAGCGCTGCCGCAAACTGCTCGAAACGAGACAGCCCAGTTTCTGGATTGCGCTCAGATGCAAAGTCTAGCAGCCCTCTCAGCTTACTCATCGCACCGCGTTCACTCTGCTGGTTGCCACCCATACTTGCCTGCAAAGGCGCTCTGACTGTTTGATCCATGTTTGTGTCTCCTTGCTGTCCAGCAAAATCTAGCAGCCCTTTTAGTCTTGATCCACGAAACTGCGCAATGCCGTATGCACCCATGCCGCCGCCAGCAGGGTTGTATGCATTTGGGTCTAAGTGCGCATAACTTTCGGTCATTAAGTTGCCGACAATCCCTGACGCTTGTGCAGGCGTGAAACCTTGGCCTGTGAAGTATTTATAAGCCTTTATGACATTTTGAGGCAAATCTGGAACCTCTTGGTTCATGCCTTTAAAAACCTCAAGTGCATACTGCTTGCGACGATCTAAAGCTGACCCGCCAGCGCGTTCATACTTTTGTTCAAACAGCTCAGCATAGTCTTGCGGTGTGATTGCACCAGCAGACTTGAAAGCGTCCATTGTCGCGCTCTCAGGCCCACGCAGCTCTTGCATCATGTAATCAAGCTGCGTTTGGAAAGGTATGTTGTAATTCACCGCCATGCTTTGCCTTACTTATACCCAATTGCCTTGCGTTTTGCATCCATGAAAGGACGTATGACGTATTTCAATGCAGGAACCTTACGAACAACTTTTGCAAATTGAGCGCCGTACTTATCGTATGCATTAAAGAACCAATCAGGTGAATGGCCCACAACCCAATCGCGGAACTCCATCCAGCGAGGATCGTCTTCGCCGTAAACTTCACGCGCTACCCAACACAGCGTTGGCAGCATCGTCGCGGCTTGTAAGTAACTAAATAAGCCAGGCTGCGATGTTTGCGTTGTTGTCGATTGATTAGGCACAACCCCAAGCGCTGCTAGTGGCGCAGCAAGTGATGCCTGTGGTGCTGCTGTATAGCCTGCGAACTGCTGACGCGCTGCATCAATCAACGACTGCTGCAATGCCTGTTGCATCAAGCCTTGACGCTCTTGCGCTGCAGTAATCGCTTGGCCTGTTTGGAACGCTTGCTGGCCTAGACCGCCAAGCTGTGATGCCGCGCCCAAGCGTGCAGCGCGATCCCGCATTGCTGCGTCCATTGCTTGGGTATAGCCCATCTGACGCTGTTGCGCTGCAATGTCGCCTGCCATGCGTCCGTATTCGCCAGCCATAACACCTTCTGCAACACCTTGGCGCGACCCACCGAATGCGCGCGCTGCAGTGGCTTGAGCGCCTAGCGTATTCATAGCCATCTGACGTTGACGCTCAATGTCTTGCTGCGTGCGGTCAATCACCTCTTGCTGGTATGGATTGAAGTAAGCGCCGACTTGCAAGGGAGACTGCATGGCTTGGCGTGTCCCGCCGATTGCGCCTTGCAAAGACTGAGCCGCTGCTTGGTTTACGTTAAACGGCTGTGGCTGCGCTGCTGCTGGCTGCGGCGCAGGCTGGTACGTTGCCGTAGGTTGCGGTGTTTGCAGGGCGCCTGTCTGCGCCGCTACTGTTGGTGCTGGTGCTGCTGCGCCCATGTTACACGCCTTTCTTAGTTAAGTTGAAGCTGCAAGTGCAAGCAGTTCATTTAAATTTGTAATACCAGCTTCTGCATAAGCCTTACCTAGATTGGGAGACTTTATTCTATTCTCAATCTGGGATGCGGTAAGGGTTTTTCCAGAAATTGGGTCTTTGATCTTAGTGCCCTTCGCGGGAGGGGCGGGCAAATCCGTGCTAACGCTCGCCCCTACTTGAGGTGAAACCGCAAGTGCTTGATCTAAACTTGTTATGCCAGCTTCTGCATAAGCCCCACCTAGATTAGGAGAGTTTATTCTATTGTTAAGCTGGAATGGGGTGAGAGTTTTTCCAGAAATTGGGTCTTTAACCTTAGTGTCGTAAAAGGGGTCATACGGTCTGTCATCAACACCTTTGCTTTGCTCATACGCAATACCCGCCTCAGTCGCAGTCATTCCCATTGATGGAGCCGCTTGCACAAAGTCACCTAGAGTTTCTAGTTTAGGGGGCTGTGAGCTTGCCGAAGAAGGTGTCAATAGCCCATCTAGCGCACGACTTAGGACTGTGCCTTCTGGATCATATGTTGGATCAGTTAAGCTGCGATACAGGTCTGCGCCAAAGGTGTCTTCTGGTGTCGATGTCACTCCAATAATTTCAGATTGACCTGTTTCTGGATTATAGCGCGTCTCAACTAAGTCGCCGCTTCCAGCAGGAGATTGCGCATATGCCCCGCCAATATTACGAATGCCAGCAGCCGATGCAGATGCGCCAGCCATGCCGTATTGCTCCATTATGTCTGCAACATCATCGCCAGTGCCGCCGCCAGTAAATGTTCCTAAATCACTTGGCGTTGCAGGCGGCGTATATGTGCCACCAGTTGCCGCTGCAAAGTCAGCCGAACCAAGCTCACCTGCTGGAACAGTGTAAGACCCTTGCGGCGTGTTGATTGTTATAGGCACATCTTTTGCAGCTTCGGCAATCTCAGGATTAAATGCTGGGTTTGCCGCAGCAATTTGTTCAGCAGTTAAGTTTGGATTATTTAATACATCGCCGAACTGTTCAAAGGCATCAACAACAACTTGGTTCTGTTGCTGCTTTAATAACTCATTATCAATGATGTCCCCAACCGCAGGAGTGTCGCCACCAACAGCAGGAACTATTGGAGGCAGGACATCTGAGGGCAAATCTTCATATACATCAAGAACATCGTCAACATCAACAGTTGGCCCATATGGGTCTGTAGATGGATCAAATATTGGGCCAACGTAATCTGGGCGCGTCACAACAGGGTCTGGAAGTTGCGTGCCTACAGTGAAGGCTGGTGGCTCAGCTTCAACAATTGGCGCAGTTGGTGGTGGCGGCGTTGCGTCAACAACTGGCGCACCCTCAAACTCGCCAGTGACAGGATTGATAAACAAGCTCTCAATAAGGTTAAACTGCGCAGGTCTGCGTCTTGCAAACTCGCCAAGCGATTGCTCATATAGTGGCGCAGAGGAATAACCACGAACACCACCTGCAAACTCTTGTGGTGTTGGCATACCCGCCATTGCTCCACCCGCAGGAGTTGTTAAGCCAAACGCACCTGCCTGACCTGCCACATTCTGAAACGCAGCTTCTTGTGTTGGCGTGAATGCTGCAACGTCTGCGCCGTAGTAAGGCACATAGCCAATCTGGGCAATGCCAGGCTGACCCAATGCACCAGCTTGGCGCAGGTTGAATTTTGCTGCATCCTCAATGTACTGAGGTACTTCGACACTCGTTGTTGATGAGCCGCCTTTACCGCCTGCCATTCTTATATCTCCTTAACGTATGACGCATGCAGGGGCTTCCAGCCATGCTTGGTCAAAGGTTTTTTCCAGCCATAGCGACCTGTTATTGTCACTGCTTCGCATCCTTGCGCTTTAGACCATGCTATCACATCTTTATGCATATCCATAAGCTGATCTAATTCTCCACCACCTAGAAACACATTTAGCACCTTTTTTCTAGGATATACCACAATTTCTGTAACTATGCACCCCTTGGGCGCAGGCCACAACTGCATCTTGCCTTCAGCAAGGCCAGACACAACGTCATCAAAGTTGTGCGTGCCGCCAGAATACTCCAAAGCCGCCTCGATCCAAGGGCGGCATCTTGCAAGCTCATCTATCTGAGTATGCGCATTCATCCATGTAACCTCGTAATCGCAATAGTTGACGCAGGAGCAGCAGGCGCAAAGGCAGTTGCAGTCGTGGCATCTAAAAACCCACTTGTGCTATCGACAGCCCACATAGCCTCTAAATAATCATCAGCACTCACATCAAAGATCGCAGAGCGTGACACAACCAGCACTGAATTGTTTTGGTGCAGCGCGTTTTTCATGGTTGACCCCGTAACGTCAGTGCCATTGATGCGAGGCCAAAACCAAAAGTTCACTGTGCTGCTAGACGTTGATGCAATCTGCGCCGAAAAGCTAATCATGTATTGACCAGCTTCAGCAAACACAATGCGACTTGCAGGCGTGCCGTTTGTTACACCTTCGGCAATGCTGGAAGTGTACGTTAAAGCGTACGCTGTGTTTATGGCTGCTGCTGTCTGATCTGTCGTGACTGCGCCAGCGTATTGACCATCCTCAAGCACGACCTGCACCCAAGCGCCATCTTTGGATACGACAGGATACTTATTTTCACGATCCCACATCATGATGCCATCTTCAGCAGCAGTTTCGTCACCAGTTTGCTGAACTAAGGCAGAGCGCGTTTGACCTAAGAAAAGCATGAGGCGGCGACCCCATGCTTGCCAATCATTGCCTTTCGGCTCTGGTGCGCGTTGCTGCTGCGTCATCTACGACCCCCAGCAATCGCATCAAGCCTGTTGTTGCCCACGCGCCAATCTGTGTATCTTGCACCCTCAACGCGCATTCTAAACTGACGCCCAGTAAAGCGCATGCTTGTTGGGTTGCTCATAGAAAATGGCCCATAGTCTCGCTCAGTGCCGTTGGGGTAGAACCGCGTTTTAAACGTAGCATTCACATCACCTTGCGTTTTCTCATCAGGTATCATTTCAACAATACTTGTAACCTGATCGCCAGACGCAATGTAAATCGGGCCAGTTTCTGCAAAAGGCGTCAAATCATCGTAATCCAAGCCAACCTCATGCTCGTATATCTTAAAGTCAGCAGCGTCCATCATTAGAGGCTGGCGGAATACGCCGCGATCTGTGCCTGCTGTGCGGTCAAGCTGACCAATGTACCATGTGTTTTCTACATAGTTATAAACAACGTAACGGTCATTCTCGATAGACGACCCGCTTGGGTAGAACCACCAAACTTCGCCAAACATACTGTTTGACATAGCAAATACTTTGCTGATCTGCGGTCTGTTTATGTCGTTAAATACATAATCAGAAACCTCGCATGGCATTTCTTGAACGCCGCCACCTGTGTATGCATAGAACGAATTAACGCCCATCCACATAGCGCCCTGATCTACAACAACGCATCCTTGCGCTGATGCAAGACCGCAGGATGTACCAACGCGCTCAATGCCATAAACATAAGGTGGGCCAATGTAGTTTGCCACATGCGCATCGCGGCTGGTTAGCAGCAAAGTCTGGCCCTTGACTGTATGACCAGCCATAAGCTCACCAGAGGTTTGCAATTCCAAATCACCAGCTTCGTTTGTGGCTGCTGGTGTCCAAGTGTTGTTGTCCTCACGATCTGACCACTGCACCTTGCGAGGATTGCCACCTGCGCCCAATGCAAACAGAAAGCGCTCTTCTGTTACGACAATGCCTTTGTTGCTTGTCGGTGCGTTACTTAAAACTGCCGCAGGAGTTGCGCCGTCTAGCTGCCATTCGTAAATTTTACCGTCATCTGAATTGCAGGCTAAGAGATATTCGCCCCAAGGTTGCAAATGCCAAGATGTGGCTGGATCAATGTTGATCGTGTCAGGCCGCGCAACGCCATATGCGTATGACCCATAAAACCCATAGCCGTACCCAGTAAACGCATCTGCATCAATGCGACCTGCCGTAAGACCTGATGGGGTAATGTCGTATTGAATGCCAGCTTCAGTCCAAGCGTACAACTTATTGTACGACCCTGACGCAATGTAACGATTGCTTGAGTTGTCAATCCACGTCAGCATGCCGCGTAACTGGGCATTGCCTGCGTTACTTGATCTGGTGCGCCACCCGCCAATCGGACGCATAATACCGTCATGCCAGCGCACTAAGTTTGCGTCACGCCAGCGCCCCCGCGATTGTAGATCGGTACCTTGTCGATAAATTCCCGCAGGGATATTTAGATCAATCAGAGCCATTTTGAACCTCTTGGCGCATTATGCTTGAACTCTAACATATAAGTAAATAAAATAAAAGAAAGGCGGCACTGCTACCAACAGCCCGCCTATGATCGAAACCTAAGTCACTGGAGGCTCCGATGCCAAAACAATTACCACCCCTAGATTTGCTACGCAAGCTATTAAGATATGACCCAGATGAAGGATGTTTGTACTGGCGCGAAAGAAGTCCTGATTTATTCCTTGATAATGGGAACACCGCTATTCATTCATGCAACGCATGGAATGCTAAAAATGCCAATAAAAGAGCATTTACATCATATGATCGTAATGGGTATTTGCATGGCAGGATATTCGGGTCTGCGTATCAAGCGCACAGGGTAATATGGGCAATGCAAAACAATATTTGGCCAGAGCAATTTATAGACCATATAAACGGCATAAGGGATGATAACAGATTGTCCAACTTAAGATGCGCATCAGTGACAGACAACAATAGGAATATGCGATTAAGTGTTAGAAATAAATCTGGGTGCGTTGGCGTGTTCTTCCATAAGCTAACTAATAA